AATAGAGTTAAATTTCAAGTAAATAGAGGAATGGATCAAGATCAAATTTTAGAATCTTTAGATCAAGTAAAAGAACAAATTGAAAAAATTAACGAAATCGTTTCTTTAGAACAGGATGATTTTGCACAACAATTTACACAATAATTATGATGTGGTTATGGTTAATATTAGTTCACGTAGTTGAAATTGCTATTATAGGAGCTGTTTTAATTGTTAGACGCAATAATGCTCTTGAAAAAGCTGTTACTCAACAACGTGAATTTATAGATGCAATTAGTATTATTGTTAAAAATTCTGAAGAAAAACTTAAGGAATTAGATACATTAGGAGCATTTGAAGCTGATGATGAAGTAGGAACATTTTTTAGAAATTTAAGAGATATTCAAATTATCATTAGTGAATTTAATAATTCTAGAAACTAGTTTGGTTATGTGATTTTTTTTCCTTATATTGGGATTAAAAATTAGGAAATCACTATGTCTTATTATGATAATTACGATATATTTGCTGACGACGATAAGTTAGCACTTACTAAACGAGGTAAACCGCGTAAGCGTAAACCAAAAGAACCTCGAATTTATTTTACTCAAGATACTGAAGATGCAATTGTAGAATATCTAGCTTGTACTGATCAAGCTGAACGTAATCGTATTTATAACGATCGTATTGAGTACGGTTTTTATAAGCTATCCGAAAATATAATCCATACATTTAAGTTTTATTATACAGATACTGATACGATTGAGGAACTTAAACACGAGGTAATTACATTCTTACTAGAAAAACTCCACTTATATAAACCTGAAAAGGGTAAAGCATTCTCTTATTTTGGCACTATAGCTAAACGCTATCTTATTGTATATAACGAAAATAACTACAAGAAACTCCAGGAAAAAGCGGATGTGGATGAATCAGATGATGAACAAATGATGCTTTATGAAAATGATAAAAACATAGAACAAGCATTTGATGAAATGAGTTTTATGGATCAATACATTAAATACATTGATACTCATATATTCAGGTTATTCACTAAAAAACAAGACGCCCAAACAGCAGATGCTATTGTTGAATTATTTCGTAAACGTGAAACGCTGGAAATATTTAATAAAAAAGCATTATACATTTATATACGCGAAATTACAGACGTATCTACCCCTCAGATTACTAAGATTATCAAAAAACTTAAACTTATTTATGTCCAGCTATATAATGAATATTATAATAATGGATATATAAAGATTTAATTATTCATATTTATTGATAAACGCATTTATGGCTAATTTTGATGATGTAACAGTATTTGATGGTATGTCCTTATCGGACTTATTTAAAAAAATACATAAAAATAACAAAGATATTGATAAACAAATTGGTGATTTCATTGATACTATAAAACCAATGGCAACAGCCAATGCAGGTTCTGCAACAATGTTAATGCCTACCGTTAAAGATTTAATTGATGTTAACGTAAAAAATAACGAACAATTAATTAAGATGGCAGCTATCGCGCAACGTGCCGCAACTGTTAATGCTAATACAGGACAGGACTTAATTAATATGGATGAAATTAACGCTTTATTAGAAGAACAAAAAGCAGTACAAGAACAAGGTCAAAAATTACTTGAACAGGCTCCTATAGTACAATTAGAAGTAACAAAATGAGAGTAAGAGAAAACTTATCGTCTGTAATATCTTCAATAGGTAAACCAACATCAGTTCCTATTAGTAATATTCAAGTTGGAAGAGTATATGGTGTGGTTACTACTCCTAATACCCCAACTCCGGCTATGTTTAAAAAAGCAGGTGGATATAGAGGAATTGGATCTGTTTTTTACTTAGATTATGATCAAGCCAAATCAATTTCGGGTAATCCAACAAATGAATTTTTAGATACCTGTAAGATAGCTAAACCTCTTTATCCTCAATTTCAATATTATCCTGTATTAGGAGAGTTAGTATACTTAGAAGACTTACCATCCCCTGCTTCTCAAGATACTTCTACTTCATCTCAAAAATATTACATTAGTATTATTAATTTATGGGGTAATCAACAACAAAATTCTCAACCTGCACAAGATAAAGATAATTTAGGAATTACTTTTACTGAAAATCCTAATATAAAAAATTTATTACCTTTTGAAGGTGATTTTATAATTCAAGGAAGACAAGGATCAGCAATTAGATTTAGTTCAACTACAAAATTATATAATGATTTAAACGAATGGAGTTCTACAGGAACTGAAGATAGTCCTATAACTTTAATAACAAATGGATTAAGTTTTACTTCTCAAAGTTATTATGTAGAACAAATAAATAATGATTCTTCTTCTATTTATTTAACCACCACCCAGAAATTACCTTTACAAACAAATAGAAACGGAACTTTAAATCCTTTAACTAATCCATTAAATGTCCCGGATTATTTCAACTCTCAGATTATTATGAATTCTGATAGAATTGTTTTAAATTCTAAAAAAGATGAAGTAATGATTTTTGCTACTACTAATGTTGAAATAAATACTAATAATATAATTAATTTAAATGCTGTAGAAAGAGTACATTTAAATACTAATACTGTTTTTTTAGGTACAGTAAATAACCAATTACCAACTGAACCTTTAGTATTAGGTAATAAAACAGCAGATTTATTAGAAGCATTGGTGGATAGTTTATACAGTTTTGGAGCAGCTTTATCAACTGTTATAGGCAGTCCTGAAGGGGCTCCTTCTATTGATATTAATAATGCTGCTAATAGTCTATTAAATGATTTAGATAAAATAACAGATAATATAGATGGAATATTATCAAGACAAAACTTTACAGCTTAATGGCAAATAATATAAACATATCGTCTGTTATTTCTCCTGATATTTTAAAAACAGTTTCTTCCTCAACTGCTATAAAAACTTTTGGTGAACAATTAAAAGACCAAGCTAAAGAAAAAGTTATATCTGTTGCTCTAGGTAAAGCAAATCAAATTAAAGACCAAATACAGGAAATTGTACTATTAAAAGTTAAAGTTTGGTCTGATTATAATACTGAATTAAAACGATTGGATATTCTTCTTAAAGAAAAACAAATTTCTCAAGAAAAATATGATAAAGCTGTCATAGTAGAAGAAAAATCTAGAGATCAAAAATTAAAAGATTTAAATAAATTAGAAGCTAAACTTAGAGAAGATTTATCTAATATTATAAAAGATCCTTTTAGAAAAATAAAAGATAATTTAAATAGAAGAAAAGTTAAAAAAGCAAGAAGAAAAGCTAGAAATAAAGCTGAAAGAGCTAAAGCAAGAAGAGATTTAGCTAAAAAAGTAGCTAAAAACGCTGCTAAAACTTTAGCTCCTATAATAGCACTTCAACTTTCAAATCGATTTGCTTCTATATTATCACAAAGATCTAAACTAGAAACCTTAGTTGATCAAATAAATGTATATATAGATCAAGCAGAAACACCTGATCAAATTGCTATTGCTACTAATTTAAGAAATAATACAATTGCTTTAATTAATAATAGTATAGGAAAATTAACCTCTCTTCAACAAACTATTAATCAAATCAATCTGTATATTACTATATTCAATGCTATTATTACAATACTATCAGCCATTCCTATTCCAACTGCTGTACCACCTGGTATTGGTATTCCAGTTAATTTAATAGTTAGAATAGTAAAAACTTTAGAAAAGGCACAAAAATTAGTTTCTGCATTAAATGTAATATTATCTGTTGTTACAATATCATTAGAAAATGAAATTATAAAATTAGAGGAACTAATATTAAGACTAAAAGATATAAGTCAAAATTTAACAGATAAATCTTTAACTAATTTAAACCAACAACAACTTACTGCTTTAACTAATTTTTTCTCACCAGTAGGGGTTAATGATTTTCCTCCTTATAAAGGGTTTAAATTTGTAATTAAAACAGAGGAAAATAAAACATTTGAAGTTAAGGGTAATAAACGTCGTTATGCCGTAGCAGTTGATCGTGACGGGGTGGATGTATTAAAAAGTGAATTATCATTTACTTTAGATCCACAAGACTTAGTAGATCAATTAAAACTAATCATAGACCAACGAAATTTACAAGGATAAAATATTTATAATTATGAACGCAAAATTATTTAAAAATTTAATTAAAGAAGCGGTTCGCGAAGCAGTTCGTGAAGAGATTGGTGTTCTTTTATTGGAACAAAAGAAACAAGAATTAACTGAAAGTAAAACAATTAGTTTTACCAGCAGTGATGTACCAACAGGTAATATTGAAGCTAAATCGGCTTTACGTAGTAAAATGGGAGCTATGTTTGGTTATGATACGCCTCAATCTCAATCACACTTAAAGGTTGATCCTACATCTGATAACCCATTTGCTGCTTTTATTGCGGATGCTGGGGCTAATATGACTCCAATGGATAGACAAGGATTAAGACAATTAGATTAATATGCCGATACCTCAAACGATACGTGTAAATCCATTAGATTTACAAAAGAATATTGCTATTGGGGTATCACTACCTTTTAATGGTCCTGGTGTTTTTAATAGTACTTATACTACTAAAGACCAAATTAAATCTAATTTAGTTAATTTATTATTAACAGATATTGGTGAACGTGTAATGAATCCTACTTTTGGATGTAATTTAAAAAGATTTATATTTGAAGGTATTAGTGAAGACAATTTAGAATTATTAACTAATAGCTTAGCAGAAAGTATATCTATATTTGTCCCTGAAGTTACAGTGACTAATATTAGAGTAGTTCCTAATACAGATTATAACACAATTGCTTTATATATTGATTATATAATTAACATATCAAATGCTCCTGATCAAGTAACAGTACAATTTAACTAATAATGGCTAATAGTGAAGATATAAACATATCGTATTTAAATAAAACATTTCCTGATTTTAAATCAACGTTGCAACAATATGCAAAAACATATTTCCCAACAACGTATAATGACTTTTCTGAGGCTACACCCGGTAACATGTTTATCGAAATGGCTTCTTATGTTGGTGATGTAATGTCATTTTATTTAGATACTCAAGTACAAGAGAATTTTTTATTATATGCTAAAGAGAAAGAAAATTTGTACGCTATGTCATATGTTATGGGTTATCGCCCAAAATCAACATATGCATCTACTGCTATTATTGATATATATCAATTAATACCTTCTATAAATAATGCTGGTGTTATAACTCCTGATTATAATACTTATGGACTTATTATTCCTTCAAATACAGTTTTAACATCAACATCAACAGGTACTAAATTTTTAACAACACAAACTATTGATTTTACAGTTACAAGTAGCACAGAAATTACATTTGTAAACTCAGATTATTATTTATTTAAAAAACAAGCCCCTGCAATTTCAGCCGAAATAAAAGAAGCTGTTATTAATACAATTCCTAATCAAAAATTTGCAACTGCAACTATAACTGATAGTAATATAATACAAATATTAAATGTAACAGGTAGTGATGGGAATTTTTGGTATGAAGTCCCTTATTTAGCTCAATCTTCTATTTTTCAAAGTATATCAAATCCAAATTTTTTAACAGATCAAGTACCTTATTTATTACAATTACAAAGAGTTCCAAAACGTTACGTATCTAGGATTCTTTCTGATAATACTTTACAATTAGAATTTGGAGCAGGATTAACTAATAACAAAACTGATTCTCAGATTATACCAACCCCCGAAAATATACAGGCTGGATCTGTACCTGGTATTTCAAATTTAACCAATAATTATAATGAAGCTTCTATATTTTTTACCCAAGAATATGGTTTAATTCCTTCAGGATCATTAACGGCAAAATATCTTGTAGGAGGTGGAATTACATCAAATGTACCAGCTAATGATATTACTCTTATTGATACAACTGGTGTTTATTTTAAGAATACTCCTGGTCCTTTATCATCATCAGTATTGAATAGTATTGCATCCTCTAATCCATTTCCTTCTTCTGGTGGAAGAAATGGTGATACAACAGATGAAATTCGTCAAAATGCTCTTTATTCTTATTCAACTCAATTAAGAGCAGTAACTAAAGAAGATTATATAGTAAGAGCATTATCAATGCCTGCTAACTATGGTACTGTATCTAAAGCTTATATTTCTCAAGAAATAAGTAAAAATCCTCAACAAACTGTTTCTTTTACTCAAAATAATAATCCTTTAACTCTAGATTTATACATATTATCTTATAATTCTAATAAACAGTTAACTCAAGCTTCTGATACTTTAAAAAATAATTTAGTAACCTATATAAATCAATATCGAATGGTTACTGACGCTATTAATATTAGAGATGCTTATTATATTAATATTGGTATTAATTTTGATATTACTATTTTAAGTGGGTATAGTAATAAAGATGTATTAACTAATTGCGTAAGTATATTAAAAGATTATTTTAACATAGATAAATGGCAAATAAATCAACCTATTGTTTTATCTGATATAACTTCTAATTTACTACAAGTTAGAGGAGTACAATCTGTAGTTAAACTTGAAATTATAAATAAACAAGACTCAACAGGAAATACCTATTCTCAATACGGATATGATATAGCAGGAGCAACAAGACAAGGAAATATATACCCTTCAGTAGACCCAGCTGTATTTGAAGTTAGATATCCAAATACTGATATTCAAGGTAGAGTTGTAGTTCAATAATATTTATAATAAATCATAAAGTATGAATTTAGACAAATTAAAAGGACATATTCCTGAAGCTGTAATATCTCAAATTCCAGCTGTAATGGAAAAATTCCAAATTAATACTCCATTACGTTTAGCCCACTTTTTAGCACAATGTGGTCATGAATCAGGTGGATTTAGATTAACAAAAGAAAACTTAAATTACAGTGCTAAAGGCTTAACAGGCACCTTTAAAAAATACTTCCCAACAGAAGCATCAGCTGCGGCATATGCTAGAAAACCTGAAAAAATTGCTAATAAAGTTTATGGCAATAGAATGGGTAATGGTCCTGAAGCATCTGGAGATGGTGCTAAGTATTGTGGTCGTGGTTATATTCAATTAACTGGTAAAGACAACTACACGGCATTCGGTAAGTCAATCAACGAAGATTTAACAGTAGATCCAACAGCAGTAGCAGGCAAATATGCATTATTATCAGCAGCATGGTTCTTTAATAAAAACGGTTTACATAAATTGGCTGATGGTGGTGCAACTGACGCAGTTGTTACACAAATCACTAAGCGTGTTAACGGTGGTACAATTGGTCTTGCTGATCGTATTAAACACTTTAAAGAATATCATGCTTTGTTAGCATAAAATAGGTTAGTAGTTACCATATTTATATGTAGTAATTACTAACTATGGCTATTTACAAAATATTTCCAGAAAAGAGTGCAACTCTTTACTCATTTTATCCTGCTTTAAATACAGGACTGGATGAAATCTTAGAACTTAGTACCTATGAATCTATTGATGGTACTAGTGAAGTATCTCGTCCTTTAATCCAATTTCCATCAAGTGAAATATTAGACATCATTCAAAATAAAGTAGGTACTAGCTCTTTTGATGCTTATCTTAAAGTATATTTAGCTGATGCTTCTCAAATTCCACTTAACTATACCGTATTTTGTCATCCTATAGCCGCTAGTTGGAACCAAGGTACCGGACGATTAGGTAATTCTCCATCTACTACAGACGGTGTAAGTTGGGAATATACAAACCAATCCGGGAGTAATTTATGGATACAAGGTAGTTTTCCTCCCCTTATAACAGGGTCTTATAATAACACTATTGGTGGCGGTACGTGGTATAGCAGTTCGTTATATGCCTCTACTCAATCTTTTACTTTTATATCTACTAAAGATATAGAAATGAAAGTTTCAAATACGGTAAGAGCATGGTATAGTGGATCTATACC